CATAGCAAATGTTCCGACGCCATCCATGTTTGCCGCCATGATTGGCACACCATTAAAATTTCGTCTGGAATGTTTGAAAATGTAGTTTACATTCAGGTCAACATCTGCTCTTGATTTGAGCGTTGACCGAGCAGGTACAATGAGGACATCGCTATAATTCAATTTCAATTCTTCAAATACAAACATAATGACCTCAAAAAAAGATTCGGTTTATCTTGCTGGTGCGCAGCCAGTTTGATCCTAACAAAACTACCATCGCTATGCGACAACTCTACACCGAAAGGTTGAGCGGTAGGTTTTTATTTAGTTACGCTGCCTCGGCAAACTCAACTGCAGTCTCAAGGGCAGTGGTCTTGAGCGTACGGTTCTGACCGAACCAAGCACTGCGAAGTCGCGCATCAGTGGTGCGACCAATCACGTGGTCAGTCATGAAGGTGACCGCATTGAACGCTTGCCACCAAGAACCCTCGGCAAAGTTCGCTCCTGGCTGCTGATGAACGATGTCCATAGCAATCTTTGCGTTCTTGCTGACTTCCTTCTTGCTGTTGGCGTTGCCAAGCACAGGGAAAACTCGGTTGAAGTACTGACCAAGCGACTCGTTGTTGTATCGCTTGCTGCCCAAAAACGCAGCCATTTCCTTGTAGTACTCGAGTTTTTCACGAGCAATACCAAGGGTCTGCTTAACCGAGTCGCCATCAAACTGACGACGGTGAGAGACTTTGATCATCTGTGAGGCAGTTGAGTTGATTGCTACGGTCAGGGTGTTGTTGCAGACAACTCGAATCGGAGTGAACCGAATATCAATTGACTGACCATAGGCATGAGGGTTGGTGAACAAAAGGTAACTATCAACCTTGTCACCGCCAAACAACTCAAAACTCTCATTGACCTTGGCCAATGCCCAAACGATACGACCGTCACCAAGTGAACCAGCGGTATGCATTTCCATATCGCCAGCAGCAACGAAATCGTTGAAGAATTCAAACGCTTCGCGGTTCTGGCAGGGCTTCCAGTCATTGGTGATCACGTCTAGCACCTTGTTGTCGCGACTGCGGACAAGTGCCGAGCGATTGATATCCGTTTGTACACCGTTGATATTAACAAAGGCAGGGATGGGGGTAACTTCCCAGTCCAACTTTGCCGCCACAAGCATTTGCTCGGGCGAAACGTCATTGGGGAGTTTTACGCCAAGACCATGCCAAGGTGTCTCGCCAGTGTAAGCCATGTGGGCAAAACCATCAACTACTTCAATCATATGTGCCATAATATATTACTCCAAAGTCACAAGTTGCTTTTCAATTTCAGAAATACGTCGTTCGATTTCTGCGTTGTCTTGCTCGCTCAGTTCACCACGAACCTCGCATAACATGATCAATTCTTCCATCAATGTATTTTTATTCATAATGATTAAAATACCTGTGTCACTTTAATTTTTTCAGCATTAGGGAAATTTGATGTCGCTTCCCTTGTAAAACGCTCATGGGCTACGTAACTGTCACCACGATATTCCTTGAAGTAGAAAATAGTCGCAGGACCAACATCACCTTTGAACCAAATCTCAATAAACACTTTAGACATAAAGCGGATTCACCTTACCAGAAAGATAACCATACCGCACACCAAGGATGTATTCAAGATACTCATTGGAGCCGCCTGTATCATGCGCATCGTGCAGGTAGCGAATCGCATCTTCACGAGTGCAATTAGCGATATTAATCATACGCTCAAAATGCTTTTCAAGAGTAGCCTCAGCCTCAAGTTGCATTTTGCGTTCGTGTTCAACTTCAGACTCAACAGTTTTGAGGAGTGAATCCCACATTTCCTGTTTTTCGTCGCTAGTCGACTCATTCCAATGACGCCAAAACCCCTCGCCAGGACGCGAACCGTAGGCGTCTTTGTAGAGGTCAGAGATGATGTCTTCGTCGTAAGTGTATGTAGTGTTCATGTTATAGAGTATCGCTTATTTCAGAAATAAAGAAAAGTCTTTTTTTTTAAATTAAGCAGCGGCTCGCTTGAGCACTTCTTCGGCATGAAACACCGAGAAGTAAACAGGGATTTTCTTGCTGGCAACTTCGCCGTTTTCATCTTTGATGTTGTTGAAACGCACAAGTCGAGCAGCAGCCTTCAAACCCTTCATTTTTGCACCACTCATACCAGGCAACTTGATCGCTTGCTTGAAGGTTACAAATGAGTCGTTCTCATCAAACCCAAGAGCAAACAGAGTTTGTTCATTTTGACCAGTGTATTCGTAGTTCGTCACAAAGTTATACATTACAATTTTCCTTTCAATTACCTTAACCAATAGATACAGTATACGTTATTTCAGAAATAAAGAAAAGTCTTTTTTTAAAAACTTTTCGAAAATTTCACTGGCACGTTCGAAAGTGGTGTCATGAAGACGAACCTTCTTGCCAGTTGAACGGCAATCAATCTCATATTGATAATTGCCAACTTGCCAAAGTGTATACCGAATGTTGTCCAGACTATTACCGCTGGTGATGTAGTGTATTGTATTCATGTTATACAGTATACGTTATTTCAGAAATAAAGAAAAATTTTTTTTAAAAAATCACCTCAGCAAATGTTCGACGAACTGTTTGGCTGAAGTTTTCCAGCTGATATGTTCAACACTTTCTCGGACTGAATCTCTTTCCACATTTAATGCAACACAAACTGCGATACTGAGTTCTTTGTCTAAATACCCATTGATGTTGTTTTTGACTTGATCAACTGCTCCAGTTACAGGGTAAGCCGCAACAGGTGTTCCGCAAGCCATAGCCTCTAGCATAACGATACCGTAAGTGTCCACTTTACTTGGAAAAACTAAAACATCAGCCGATTGATAAAATTCCGCAAGTTGTTCACCAAATTTATACCCAACAAAAAATACATTTGGGTATTTTTTTCGAAGTTTATTTTTGTGTGGACCATCGCCCACAACAATTTTTTGAACTTCAACATACGGTGCTACGCAACCAGAAATATCTAATTCGCAAAAAGCATTTAGATTTTTCTCTTTGCTTACACGTCCAACATACAACAAAACAACTTTGTTGTCTTCATATTTTTTTTTGAACTTAAAATGTGAATCATAACCTTTGCCAAGAACAACTGAGTTCCATTTTGAATTTTCTTTTGCACTTGATTCGGAAGAACACATAACATATTTTGCATTTTTATGAAACCAATCAAAGTACCACTTGGTCCATGAAATAGGAACATTATATATCTCATTAAAGAATTCTGGAAATTTTGTATGGTATGCAGTTGTATACTCAATCCCGAGTTTATCAAAAACTCTTTTTGCTTGCAAGCCAAGAACACCTTCCGTAGCAATGTGATACTTGATATTATTGTTCATGCTCCGAAAAGTTTCTATCTCTTCAATCAATTCCATCATTTTGCTATAACTGCAAAATGGTAGTGCGATTTCTTTGTAAAATGGAAATTTAATATTACCGAACAATCCTGGATGAATGACGTCAACAGTCACCCATTCAGGTAAATTTGCAATGATGTTCTTATAAGTGGTTACAACACCATTTACTTGCGGTTCCCAAGCATCTGTGATGAGAACTATTTTCGTCCGAGCCATTCTACAATCTCCCATTTTCCATCATGGTGTTCAACTAATGCTGTGCAGGATTCAACCCAATCACCATCATTCATGTATTCAATACCATTGATTGTTTTGATTTCTGCTTTGTGTATGTGACCACAGATCACACCATCGGCTTTTTGCTTTTTGCAATAATCCGTAATTAGATCTTCGAAGTTGTTTACATACGAAACTGCTTCTTTCGTTTTGTTTTTGAGATACTGACTCAAACTCCAGTGCGGCATATCAAACCAGTTACGAACTTTACTCACAAGAACATTGAGGCGCAATAAAACATTATACAGCATATCACCAAGATGATAGAGCCATTGAAGTTTGGTTCTTAACACACCATCGAATAAGTCACCATGGATCACCATATAAGTTTTGCCGTTTATGCCTTCGTGGCGACATTGATTCACCAAATCAATATTGCCGAAATGAATATCAAATGGTAACAGATCACGAAATGCATCGTCGTGATTGCCAACAACATATGTGACTTTGGTATTGTTTTTTGCTGCTTTGAGAATTTTACGAATCACATCAGTGTGTGATTGCAGCCAATAGAATTTTCTTTTTAATCGCCAACCGTCGATAATATCACCGACGAGATATAAATTTTCGCTTGAATTATTTTTCAAGAAATCGCATAGCAAATCGGCTTTACATCCTCTTGAGCCCAAATGGACATCAGAAATAAAAATTGATTTGTATTGCATTTAACGACCTCTACTGACGTTATATTTACAGCAGAGTCGCATCAAAAAGAATAATTTAATAAAAATTTAATTTTTAGATTTGTGATATGCTCGAACGAGCCCAGCAGATTTTTCGATGTAGTGTACAGGTGAATCTATAAAAATTTGCGGTTTGGTTTCTGATTCTATACAAATCGCAATAACGATTTTCTTAATTGGGATACCTGTCATTTCCCAAAACATATAGGAATAGAGTGACGCCTGTAGGAAGTAACTTTCAATCCAATCTTTTCTTTTTGTTTTATCAGATGTTTTGAAGTCAATCACCGCGATGTCATCTTCATATTCGGCGATCAAGTCAACACGACCAGCAACTTTAAGTTTGTTTGATACCAATGGTTTTTCGATACAATAGATGTTGTCAACTTTCGCATCAAGTGTTTCTTTGGCTTGAGCAAACAATGCCGTTGTGGTTGGCATTTCTTCTTCAAAATTTATATCCTCCCCCAGGAGGTATTTTTCACAAGCAAGGTGCAGGGCTGTGCCACGTGCTGCGGCGCGTCTTGAAATTTTGTTAGCCTCAGCCTCACCAATTCTTTTTCTCCACTCAAATAGAGAAGTTTTGTCAGTCATAGAGTCAAGCACGGTAGTAACTGAAGGGTATTGTTCGCCCTCCGTGGTTACATAATAACGTTTGCCATTACGTGTGACTGTGTTTAGGTCTGGGAAGTCAATCAGTTTATTTGTAAACTGTTTACGCTTGAAGACCGAGTTTTTCTCTTGCAATGATATATTCCTTAACAAGTTTTGATCTGACAATATCTTCCTCACGAAAATCAATATATTCAAAGTCAGATAATTTATTTACAATTTTGATAAAATCTCTTAATCCATTTCGTTCTTGATCTTTGGTTAAATCAGACTGACGAAAGTCTCCACAAAATAACACACGACAATTTTTACCAATACGCGTGATCACCGAATCAAGTTCATGAAATGTCATATTGTTAATTTCATCAACTATCACATAACAATCATTCAACGTTGTTCCACGAACAAATGAAGTGGACATAAATTCAATCGCACCTTTTTGCTTCAAGACTTCATATGCATCGCCACGTCTGTAAAGTTCAGTGCATATGGCGATGTAGGGTGCTTCATACACCTTTGTCTTTTCTTTTTGATTGCCAGGTAAAAACCCCATATCACGTGTTGGAACAACACTTCTGATTATGAAAATTTTGTTTTGTTTTCCTTCGCCTGACATCAACTCATTTAAAGCGAGGTACAATGAGACAAAAGTCTTTCCTGTTCCCGCCATGCCGTGAAGCATGAGGTGCTTGCCATCAGCAAATGCTTGAAACGTTTTGCGTTGATTTTCCGTTATTGGATGAACGTTTGCTAGTTTAAAATTTGGGGAGGTAAATATTGGTTTATCATTTTCATCAAGTTCATTGTTTTGTCGTAGTATTCTTTTTTCTCTTTTTGTAAGTCTTTTTGTTGTTGCCACTGACAATCCTAAAATGTGTTGATGTTGGAACCCCTATGTTTTGATTTTATTTTCTTCAAAACATCCCTAAAATTTTGGTCAGGTTTAGTGCGTGTACCTTTATAACTCATTGACGGTGCGGTGTCAATGATTTGTTCAATGTCTGGGTTTTTAACCATTTCATCTCTAGCAGAGATAGAAATAGTTTCCTCCCATATTTTACCTGTTTTAATATTTTTAAAGGTATACGTAGGCATATCTTTATTTATAATAATTATCGTAATATTCTTCGTCTGCTTCCATCAACTCATCAATATTACGAGTTCTCAAAGCATTGCGTATTTTCTTTTCGCGACGTTTTTCTTTACGATCTTGGTAGGAATTTCTTTCCCAACTGCGTTCTTCATCCTCATAAGAATCAAAACGCTGATTTTTCTTACTCATCTTCAATTAACCTCGGAAATGCTAGATTGACTACTTTTTTGGTGATGCCCTTCGGGAGTTTTTTATCCTTCGCGGCAATGATGAGTTCCGCATCTTTAGGATGCAGCGACTCAAGCATATTGATGAAGAGCATTTCACGTCTGATTTTACTCAAACCGTCATTGCCCCCTTCAACAAACAGATAAAGACGACGTGCCTCTGAATAAAGCATACCCTCAATATCAAGAGCCTCACATTGCTTATATGGTGGTGCTCCCTCAGGTAGTGCCCATTTGATTTTTGAGTCAAGCCCAAATTTCAAAACTGTTTGGAGTGCGGTGCTATCGTGTTGACGCAAATAGTCTGCACGCTCTTCAATTTTCTTTAGGTTGGATGCGTTTTCGATAATTGTCGAAATAGGTAATTTTCTTGCCATATTAAAACTCATTAATGTTCTCAAGTAAGTGTTTCAGTTTTTTCTCTACAAAATAGTTGAACAAGTGTTGACGACCTTTATTTGATTGAACCTTGTATTGATCAAGCACTCTTTCCTTGATGTCAGTTGGGATAAACGACAGGTCAATCAATTGTTGGTTGCGATTATAATTACGTAACATACCTTCGTCACAAAACTGTTTCGGGTCTTGATTTACCCAAGTGTCAAGTTTCTTTTGACTCAGTGGTTTTTGACGAGCGCCAACGACAAAA